GTCCATCTGAGGAACCTGAAGACCATCTGCAACTTTGCCCTGGATGAGGAGATCACGACCTTCTATCCGTTCCGCAAGTTCAAGATCCGGACGGAGGAGACGCGGAAAAAGGACCTGACCGTCGAGCAGCTCCGGGCCTTCGCAACCGCCGACATCACCTATCGGAACGACGCCATGCACCGCGACGTCTTCATGCTGCTGTTCTATTTCCGCGGGATGAACATCAGCGACCTGGCCGAGCTCACCTGGAGGGACGTGAGGAACGGGCGGGTGTACTATCGGAGGAACAAGACGGGACGCCTTTTCAGCATCAGGATTGAGCCGGAGGCGCAGGCGATCATTGACAGGTGGAAAGGGGAGGAGCACCTGCTCGCCGTCTTCGACCGGTATAAGAAGCCGAGCGAATACAACCGGCGGTTGTCCGATGCCCTGAAGAGGATGTCCGATAAAAACGGACAACTGATAGAACCGGACTGCACCAGCAACTGGGCCAGGCACACCTGGGCCACACTGGCCGCAGACCTCGACTACACCGAGGAGGCACTCTCCTGGGGAATGGGGCACAAGACCGGGCACCGCGTCACGGAGATCTACATCCACCGGAGCGACGCGAAGTGCGACGAGGCCAACCGGGCTGTCATCGACTACCTCTTTGGCCCTTCTTGCAAGTAAAATTTCGCCTCTCTACGCACACGGAGGGCCGATTCCATTCGTAAAGCGCGAGTAAACGCGAGTAAATTTTCGGCCCTTTACTAAAGGAAACCGTCCCGCATCTCACGACGTAGGACGGCGAACAACAATTCTTATCGATTATGACTAAACAAGACCCTCACGGGCTAAAAGAGGTATTTCCTGAATATCCATAGGACCGCTCCGATGAGCGCCAGCAGGAGCCACGGAAAGGCGCCGATTTTGGCCTTCTGGGCCCAGTTCAGCTCCTTTTCGACCTTCACCTCCACCCGGGTGGTGTCGTGCACCTCACGGACGGAAACGGAGTCTCTCCAGCGGTCGCGGAAGACGTACCGGTCGCGGAACCGGTCCACGTAGACCGTGTCGCCTTTCATCCATTCCCGGATGTAGATGGAATCGCGCCGGAAGGTCGTGTCCCTGTGATGGACGGCGACGGTGTCGCGCTGGATGACGACGCTCTCGCGAGCTTTCCAGAGAGAGGAGCATCCGGCGCCGAGGGCGGGAAGAAGGAACAGAACCACCCCCAGCGCCAGGAGTCCCTTTCTATTCGTCACGGTGCACATCGCTAAGTCGGTCTGCCCACCTTTCGGTGTAGAATGAATAATAGGAGCAGTCCCGGTCCCTGTTCCACCACGCCGCCCAGATCAGGGACGGCAAGCCGATGACAAGGAGGTAGAACCAGCCGAGCATCCTGCTCTGCCTGGTATGCCCCCATTCGTGTGCTTCCGTCTTTCCGGTGTAGTCCTTCGTATGGTAGGCCACTATGATGTACCGGCCGAGGGAGATTCCGCCCGGCATCCGGGTCGCGTAGTACAGCCTCACACCCTTGTAGTCGTAGGCCTCCTCCGGGCGGAAGAAGGCAAGAAGCAGAAGCCCCAGGAGATTCTGGGGAAACTGCCATAGATACATGAGAATTTCGATTGCTTTCTTCATACTATTTCTATGCTAATTCCTTCGCCGCGGTCCCAGGCCGCCTTCATACACTTGTAGAGCCTCTTGAAGGTCGCCTTACTCTCGGAGAGCTGGCCAACCTTCGTGTTCCGTCCGACGAGGATGCAGCCAAGTGTGTCCAGCGCTGTGTTCCCAGGATGGATGAGGATTCCATCGAAGCCTGGGACGGAGAGGAGCCTGGGCATGTTCCCCCGGCATAGCTCCCGGTACCATGATACGGCGGCATACTTTGGGGAGAGAACGTTCAGCACCACGCCGTAGGTTCCCGTCGGGATGGCCGTCTCGCCGTATACCTTCTTTGCCGCAATGCTTGACTTGCTATCCGTTTGCCGGAGTCCCCGATCCCGGTCCTCCATCGTCTCGCAGAAGCGAACCCCGTCCACGTACAGGATGCCGATGGTGTATGTCGCCTTCTTCCACCGGCGGTCTATTTTGAGCCTCATGCTTCCTCCTTCTTCCGGAATGTACCGTCAGCGTTCCTGGGCTGGTTCTTTCCGTTAAGCCTCCGCCCGTCTGTAGCCTCCTGCAAAGATTCCGGCTGAAGCTCACGGAGTGCTGCCCGGAGCTGGTCGTTCTCCCTTTCCAGGGTATCGACCTTCTCCCGCAGCTCGTTCACCTGGTTGGTGAGCGTTTCGATCGTCGGCTTGTACACCTTCTCCACGAGTTTTTCTATATTCTCAATCTGGTCCGCCTTGACCTCCGTCTCGGCCTTTGCCGCCCCCGCCTTCTCCTGCCGGACGCGGGAGCGGATGGTGAGGATACGGGTGATCCAGGAGGCCGCGAAGGCCGTACCGAGCATTTCTAAGATCTGGATGTAGTCCATGGTATTTGTTCTTTGTGGGGGGCCGGAGCCCCCCGGTTTTAATTCATAGTAAAACCAATGTGCTGTTACGCTAAATCCAAATACGCAATTGGGAAATCCCTTTTCAGTCAAACTCTCCCAATGCCGAACATTACCGTTTCTTATTGCATTTCTCCGACTAAGTAGCGTTTCCTTCTATTACCAAAGGGCGTTAATAGATCCGGTGCGCAGGAACTCTTTAGAGGATGGCTGCCTTCAAGCCCACCTTTTGGTTTTCTCTATAAAGCCTTGCTAGGCGATTGTCCAGTCCTCGCGGAAGATGTCGCTCCAGGTCGGGATGTAATTTGTGGCGATATACCGCTCTTGCATGTCGCTCCACCACACCAGAAGGGCCTGGTCTTGGTAAGAGATCTCCGAGCCCTTCATGTGCTCCTTTGCGCTGTCCGGCAGGCTTGTCATTTTGGGGACCACCTCCGCCGGAACAATCTGCGGAACTTGGCGCACAATGAAGGCGTTCATGTTGGAGAGGGTTGAATTGACGAGGCGTTCTCCGTTGCGAAGGGCCTCCAGAACTTCACTAAATTTCATTGTAAATCGGTTTTATAAGTCAGTCAATTATGGCTAAAAGTAGACACGTTAGATGTCCTGTTCAATCGTCATTTCGATGCTCGAACCATTCATCTGCCCGTTGGATTCTACAACGAATTTCCAAGTGCCACTCCAATCAACGCCGGATGTGTTTATTGTTTTGAGTTCCCTGTTAGAATAAACAACGACACTGTTCAAAACGGCGTGGAAATGGCCAAGAATCGGTTGGAACAGAATTTCGATATTCTTCGGTCGAATAGCGTATGGACAATCTTGACTTATCGCAACTTGGGAGTCCACGAGAAGACTCTTGCGAATGCCATTTGAGCCGACTCTAACTTGGTCATCTTCATAAACTGTTGTCCCGTTTACGATATACCGGAAATAAGTAATTCCACTCGACGCATACAAGCCGATTTCCCTCGTTTCATCCGTGTTTACCAATTTGATGGAAGGCGTTGCACTTGACGAGTTCAGCCTCCAGTTGTTAATGCAGAACCCGACCTGCGACATCTCCGAGATAGAGAATGCCGTTGTTTCGATGATGTGCGCCTCATTTGTCTGGAATCCGTTATTTATGCTTGTCCAGCCAGAAGGCATCGTAATCCAAGACGGAAGCGCACTAATGAAATCCGCCTTGAACTTTTTCCTGTCCCTACCGAGAGGGAAAGTATCCGTTTTCGGTTTTTCAATTATCATTGTTAATCCTCCTTGACTTTAATTCCTGCGAGAAAGAATGAACTCGTTGAACGATCCGAACTCGCGCAGTTATACACAAAGTAGATATGTCCGTTGTCAATGAATCCACTCGTCGCACGGATGTTGTTTGTTTCTCCAAGGTCGGAATCCATTTCTGCAAGTAATTCCCAATCTCCTATTGGAGTTAAATAGTCCGAGTAAACCTCTTGGATGTAGATATTTGTTGTGTTGGGTGCGGTTCCGGACGCAGCCTGTCCACGCGATTCTACAAGATAATACCGTCCGGCGGCGCAAAAACGGAAACCACCCCCTCCAACCAGTCCCTTGTTTTCTTGAATCGTTATCCAGGATAGCCCGTCATCGCTTATCTGTACTCCACCCGCACTATCATCTCCGCCTCCGAGCAGACTATAACCGTAATATATCCCGTCAACATTAAACACGGAAAAGTAACCGTTATGACCATTACCGTAAATGTGACTAATAGGTATATCCAAGGCCCTCTTGATATAAGTCCAGTTTATTCCGTCGGCGCTTTGTGAGATATAGGTGGTCTGCGAATAAGGCGTTCCTCCGTAGTCATAGTCGCTATGCCAATACATGAGGTATCTGCTATTTTTCGCATCCCACACAACAGTAGGTGTTTCCGTGTCTTTTTTCGCAGAAAGCGAGAACTGGTCTTTTGCCGTCAATACAATCCCATATTTTATCCAATGAATAAGGTCATTACTATATGCCATCTTGATTCCGACATTAGCATCAGAATTGCTCCCGTGGTCAAGGGAATAATACATATAGTATTTCCCCAATGCATTCGGAGTTACGGGTTTGATTATGCACGGCCAATAAATAGAAGAATCTCCGGCCTCCGTGTTGTCCCATATCTTCCCAATCCGCTTGAAGGAAAGTTCTGGGTGTAGTGTAACATTCTCTCTGGATGAGAGAAGTTCAACTTGCATCGCAAGGCCATCGTATTCATCTTTGAGTTCTTCAACCTGTTGCTTCAGCCCACTCCCGTATGCATCCGTGATGGTGTACCCTATAAGCGAATACTGTTGGGTGTACCCGTTCATATCGGCGAATAGGGTAAACCTCACATATTTCACACCTTCCGGGATTATGATATTTTGTAGCACAACATCGTTTGATGCAAACGAACCATTATAGCCGGAGAAAACCAACCCTCCCACCGCGGCCTTCGACGTATCGTAGAATACAATTCCGGCAACGGACTTCACCTTGATGTAAGGGACAGACAGTTCAATATAATCAAAGTCCCCCACTTCTACATAGTCCGAGTGTTTGTAATTTGGCGAAGACGATGTGTCCCCAATACTCGATGTTTGAGCGTTCACACCGATAATGAAAGCGGATGTGGCGTATGTCGGTTCTGCGATGATTTGGGAATCCCGCACTATGTTCACATAGTCCCGTTGTATCTTTATCCGTACATCATCCCCAGCGTTGGCAATGCTTATAGCCATATATCCATCTGCAAGGACGGTATAAGACTTTGTTTGGTTATTAGCCGGAACAGATTCAAGAAGAGAGTAGGATGTGGCATTGGCATCTGTAGAAAAAAAGTATGCCTCATAATTAGCGGGTTTGTAAATTGTCACAATATCTCCCTCTTTTACCGGGAACGGCCTTGATGTTCTACCGGAGTTGTCGGTTGTTCCATCAGCATTTACGCCGAGGTTGAAAACATTGTACGAAGGATAATAAGCCGAAACGGTTATATCTTCTCCTTCTTCTGCCTCGTTATCCACTTCCTGGCGTAATTGACTGATTTTCCCATCCAGGACTTTGCCCTGGGCAGCGGACAATGCCGCATCCGTGGCATCGGAATCAAGGCCGTTGTAGATCGTGATCGGGTAATCCGCAGACACACCCGTGTCGCCCTTCATACCCTGGGGGATCGTGACGTTCAGAACGGGTGCCTCGGCAGTCCCGGTAATCGTGATGACCACGGGAGTTCCGGGGGCACCTGTGGTGACCGTTCCGATGCTGATGTTCGGAGTCGACCCGACCGCACCCTTCGGGATGGACAGGTTCAGCACAGGGGCCTCCGGCGTTCCGGTCATGGTCGCCCTGGCAGGTTCACCAGGCTCCACCGTGGTGACGGCGCCGATGCTGATGTCCGGGGTGTCGCCGGTATCGCCCTTTGCCCGCACACCTGTATCGACGTACTGGCCGGCCTCCTCGTCCCACTCGAACCAGTTTCCGTTCTCGCCCTTGTAGGGGGACTTCCCGGCAGGGCCGGTCTTGATTTCCACCATGTGCTCGGCCTCCTGGGCGGCGGCTTCGGCGCGGTCAGCAGCAGAGAAGGCGGCGTTCACGGCCTCCTGGAGGATGGAGCTGGAGATGTCCTCCACGGAGATCTCCACAGTCACTTCCGGGTCTTCGATGGTGATCTCTTCACCGGCCTGGTCCTTGCTCCATCTCACGAAGGTGAAGGCGGGCTTGTCATAGGTCTTCGTCACGCCCATATACTTGGCGGAAACGACGATGCGGTTCACACCGAGATACTGCATTTTAGTGGCAGCATACCGGCACACGAGGAGAGTAGGATCCTCCCCGTCAACAGTCACGTCACAGCGCCCCGCAATGGAGCTCTGCGCGTCCGAGTAGAGGACCGCCCGGATGCCGGACAGGGTGGACCAGTCAATGGCCACACCGCCATCCTTCAGGCGGATCTTCACAGTGAGATCCGAGCCGACTCGGAAGTTCTGAAGGGTACTTGTACTCATAGTTGTATTTTGTTAATCTGCGTCCCCGGTGGAGGTTACCGTCTCGCTCAGGACCGTGAGGCTGGCAGCAGGGACGGACACCGCCGTGAACTTGTAGTCTTCGTTGTATAGATCCCAGTCGTAGGTCTTGACCAGGTAGGATGTCCCGCGGAGGACCAGCACCAGCGGGATGGTCGGGAAGCCGGTCGGGACGTCGACGGTTCCGGACAGCTCGATGCGCGGAAGGGCAACGGACAGGGCATAGTCCATGGCGGAGAGCGCCAGGTAGTCCTTTGCAGTGAACCGGTCATCGGAGAAGGAATAGTAAGGGGTCAGGCCGGAGTTACTGAAAATCCCCTTGAGGTAGATGAGGCTGTTGAAGTCATCCCCGGTCGCCGGTGATCCGGTAATCTCCACGCTCTCCCCTTCGCCGCGGGCACCGTTGTCGAGGACGATCGTGTCCTTGTAGCCCTTGTTCATGACCATGGAGAGCTCGGCGCTGTAGACACTCAGCTTCATCCCATAGATTAAGACGTCGAAGGTCCCGTTTGTGTTGAGCCCAGGAGCAGGGATGTTGAAGGTGAAGGACTCCGAGTCCTCAGACTTGTCATAGTAGTTGCTCATGGTCAGAGCCTTCCTCATTCCGGAAGACGGGCCTGTCGTGTTCCAGGTATTGGTGTCTGCATGATAGTATAGCGCAGAAGATCCGGTCGGCGTGAAGGCCACCCTGACATCCAGTTCGCCGCCGAGTCCAAACGGATTGACACCGGGAGGGAAATACAAACCGGCCTTGATAACGAGTTTCATGTCACGGGTGAAGGACTTAAGGCCGATCCGGCTCTCGATGTACCCGTACGTTAGGCCCGATCCAGCTATACGGTAGGCCTGTGCGTTACTGTCATAACTCGCATAGTCGCCATACATCCAGTATCGGACCTCGTCCGGATTTCCAACAAGATGCCATTCCGAGGACACGGAGACGGACCTCTTCGCAGGGACAACGCGGCGGGTCAGATGTCCGACAGGCCAGGTGTCCGCAGATCCGTCCGCCATGGAGCCGATGACCTTCCGTCCGCCGGAGAGGTAGGACTTTGAGCCGGAGACGTCCTGGTCCGCCCTGGTGCTGATGCTGTAGCCGCCGATGTTGCCGCTGGAGCTGATGAACACGGAGCTGTCCGACTCCCTGAGGACGAGCCAGCTGCTCTTGTACTGGGTGACGGTGGCGTGGAGGGTCTTGAGAAGCACCTCCAGCACTTCGTAGTAATTCTTCCCGGCGAGGTAGTCGAGGTCGAGGTAGGTGGTGTTCAGGAACTCCGCCGTCGTTCCCGACTCCCTCCGGATGGAGAAGCCGCAGTAGATCGTGGAGGACAGGCCGGTCTTCGCCAGCAGCGTCCTCAGGTGCTCCTTGATGGTGAGTTCCCCGGCGCCCTCGAAGGTGTACTCCTTGAGGGTTCCGAGGCCATCAGTCGCTGTGATCTTGACGTCGTAGGGCGGAGCGATGTCCGGTTCCGCGTAGATTTCCGTGGCGACGAATCCCTGCCAGATGGCGGTATTACTGCCGCCGCGGAAGACGTAGATCTTGAACTGCTTCGGATCGCTGGTGTACAGGCTTGCGAACTCGCCGTCCACCTGGCATTCCAGGGTGAGGTCGAGGGAGGTGGCGCGGAAGGCGCCGCTCTCCTGCATGTGCAGCACCGGGGCCACTCCGAGGGGTCTGTCGATGACGGCGCCGCTGTAGCCTTCCTCCGCGAGCTGGATGATGTATTCCACCCCGTGGACGGAGTTGTACCTGAACCGATATTTCGTGGAGGCTGCCATTACCCGGTGATATATCGTTTCTTGTTCGCGTTATTGATGGCGATCTGTAGCTGGTCGCCATTGGCCACCAGCTCGCCGATCACCTCGACCTTCACCTCGCGGGCCTCCCAGTCGTTGGAAGAGCCGCTGGAGTAGCCGCCTGAATACCCGCCTCCGCCGCTCGCGCTGTAGTCACCTGAAGCGACGGAAGAGAGGGAAGATTTGACGGCAGATCCGAGGGCGACCAGGGCAGCACCAGCCGCGACAGCCAGGAACCAGTTCTGCGGGTTCTTCAATGCGACGGATATACCCGCCGCGGCCATGCCCGCCTTTATGGCGATCTTACCGATGGCGATGGCCATGTCACCGAAGGCAGACAGGGCGGCGTTCTTGAAGTCCCCCCAGGCGTTTCCTCCGTTCGCAAGGGTTCCGGCCAGATTGCCGATGATCTCCGAGGTACGGGTGACTGTGCTCTCAAGCAGGGATGTCACTTCGTTGGTGATGTTTTGGATGCTCTCAGTGTCTGCTTTGAAGCCGATGGCCACCTTGAAGTCGCCGAGCTGGGCAAGGAAGGTCTCCTTGAAGATTTCCGCATCCTCCTGCCTCGGCAGGATGGAGAGGGCCGGACCGGCGACGGAGCCCTGGATGGAGGACAGGCCGGAGAGATCCGCACCGGCGAGGCTGGACCACTTCGACCGGATGGCGGAGATCTTCTCCAGTTCTTCGCGCTGCTTCTGCGCCGCGGCAGCCGCAGCAGAATTAGAGGTTGCGATGCTGTTGCTCAGCCGGTCAATGCTCCGGAGTTCATTCTGACGGGCCGTCTCCAGGTCGATGAGCTGGCCTTCCATCTCCGCGGTCTTGCGCGTCTCCTCGAAGGTGTTGGAGGCTTCGCCGTCCATCGCCTGCTGGAGGGACAGCATACGTCCCTGGAGGTTCGTCTGCTTGTCGTATTTCTTGTTGACAAGGTCGCGGTACCTCGCCTCGGCCGCAGCACGTTCGGCCGCGGAGGCGGACTTGTCAGAGGCCTGACGACGGGACTCCGCGATGTCTCGGTCAATGAGCTTGATTTCGTTGTTGAGGGTCAGCTGCTCCTTCATCAGGTCCGCCATCTGGGATGCCCTTTCGGCATTCCTTCCGGCAGCAGCATCCGCCTCATCAGATGCGGCCGACACCTTCCTCCAGGCGTTGACGAGTCCGGTGGTTTCCTTGTCGCCGAGCCATGTGACCACTGTCGCTCCGAGGTTTGCCTTGAACTTTCCCCAGGACCTCTCGAAGCTATCCATCGTTTCGCCTACGGACCTCCCCGTCTCTGCGTTCATGTCATGGAGGACTTGCTTGTAGGTTGAGATGTAAGCAGCAGTAGCCATCGACATGTTCATGCCGTCGATGGTGGACATGAAGTTATCGGCTTCGGCTTTGAGGGCTTTGAACCCAGCTACGGCACCGGCCAGTCCGAGCCCGGCGATCCCAGCCTGGAGCGGGCCGATCTTCGCAAGGATAGATCCGATGGCCTGCGCTCCTGAGTTCCCGGTCTCCACGAGTCTGTAACCAAGGCCCCGGATGGCGCTCGTCATCTGCTCCACCTTGCCGGAGGAGACTCCGAAGGCGTTGCTCAGGCTCGACAGCATCGATCCGGTGCTCTTGTCAAGATCTGACAAGCCCTGCTTGACCGCTTTCGCGCCCTTGTCGAAGTCCTTGGTGTCGGCTCCGAATATTACCTTCAGGTTGGGGTCTTTCGTGGACATATCTCGTTACCAGTCGATTAGTTCTTTCAGTTTCTCCAGGGAGGCCTTCTTCTCCTCCGGTGTCATCTCCGACAGGCCTCCGTCGTCCGGCTTCGCCTCCTCGTCCCATGGGAAGGGTAGGAACTCGTGGGGACTCACCGCCTTGCCTTTCGCCAGCTGGATGTTGAACAGACGGAGGCCCACTGCCCGGGCCACTTCCGCCGTGTGTTTCCGTTCCGCTGTCCGGTCTTCGTTCCAGGCGACCATCGCCTCCCAGAACTCGCCCTGACGAAGAAGACCGAAGGCCTCAAGGGTAAGTCCGAGGCGGGCGATGGCCCAGCCCCGGACGTCTCCTATCGTCAGCTTGCGGGCTCCGTCTCCCGCTCCTCTTTTTTTGGCTCATCCGCCTCCAGCTGAGGACTGGACTGCCGGACGTAGATGTCCAGGAACTCGCGGACGTCGTCCGGAGTGATTACCGCGCCGAGATCCAGCGCGGAGGGAGCACCGTCGCGTCCGTCCAGCCTCTCACCTTCCGCGATGCAGGCCGCCATCATGGCGGTCAGCTCGGAGGGTCTGATGGTGTCGATGCGGGAGAGCTCGTCGAGGGTGTTGCGACCCACGGCGTCGAGGAAAGCTGTGAGCGCGTTCCAGTTCGACTCGACCCGGTAGCGCTTTCCTGCGATTGTGATGTAGTCCTTCTTCATGATTGTGATGGTTTAGGAAGTCGTCGTCATGTCACCGGTGACGCGGAAGTCCACGGTGTAGGAGGCCTCGTCGCTCGCGTTGGAGGACTCGCTGTAGTTCGTGATGACGCAGTTGCCACCGTAGGCCTGGCCGCCAGTTGGCATGTACTTGAACGCGAGGACGGCCGCGGAACCGGTCTTCAGCGCGTTGGCGATGAGGGTGTTGCGGAAGGACTTGCCGGTGGTGTCCGTGCCAAGCTCCACAAGGCCCGTGGCGCGGAAGGTGATGTCGTGACCGATGACCGACACCTGGGTAGCACCAGCGTCGTCCTTCGTCAGGCTCTCTTTCGTCCGCGCAGCTATGGTCAGGTCGTCCTGGGTACGACCGGCGAGCGTCTTGTTGCCGATCTTGAATGCAATGTTGTAACCTTCGAGTGCTGCCATGATGTCGTTGTTTTAATCGGTTGTGTCTTCGTCGAAAGTCGGGGCGCCCACGACGCGGAAGTCCACGGTCAGCGTGGCGTCGTCGGAGGCGTTGGAAGACTCAGACAGGTTGGTGATGACGCAACTGCCGGAGAGCATGTCGTTCCCGTTCGTCGCGTACTGGAAGTCGAAGACGGCGTTTGCCCCCGCCTGGAGGGCGAAGCCGATGAGCTGGTCGCGGGTGATGGCCGTGGAGGAGGTCAGCTCCACCAGTCCGGTCGCCCGGAAGGTGACGTCCTGACCGACGACGGCTACCTGGGTGGCCCCGGCGTCATCCTTGGTCAGACGTTCCCGCGTCCTCGCCGCGATGGTGAGATCGTCCTGGGTGCGGCCTGCGAAGGTCTTGTACACCTTCGGGGAGCCGACCCCGATCTTGAATGCGATATTGTATCCTGCTAATGCCATGGTTATTCGTACTGAGTTAGGATGTAGTCGAGCTCGATGACCCAGACGCCATCGGTACAGTCCTTCCGGAGATCCATCAGCCGGGCCGTGTAGGCAGGGCCGGTGAAGCCTCCGGAGATGGACGCCTCGATGCCTGCGCGGAGGGCGTCGGCCTGGTCGAAGTCGTCGGAGACGGAACGGATGGTCAGGTTCCCGACGATCTTGTAGGGGCCGTCCTTCGTGTAGCTATACTCGCACGGGAGCTCGAACGTCACATAGGGGTAGCTGTCGATCTCGTCCTCCGAGAGGGCGGGATAGATCTCCGAGGCGTTGAGCGTCGAGACGAGATAGGTGTGCAGGTTTTCGGTCATCTTTGTTTGAGTTTGTCTTCCTGGTTCTTAACACTGTCCTCGAAGGCCCGGACGAAGGCGTCCTGGGCGGGTCTGATGGATCTGTCGTAAAACATCTCCGCGGGCTGGCCCACGTTGTTCCGCCTCCGGACGTTCTTCTTGATCGGGTAGTCGAACTTGTGGGACTGCGACCGTCTGGTCAGGGTTCCGTAGTTCTTCCAATAGGCCTTGAACCAGTCGTCCGGTTCGTTGTCTCCTCCCTTCACCCGGTTGAAGGCTCCGACCAGGGCGCTGTAGTCCCCGGACAGGGAGCCTTTGACAACCTTGCAGGAGACGAGGCGCTTGAACCGCCGGGGCATCGCTTTCCGGATCTCCTTCGCCGCCTGACGTCCTCCGTCCCTCATGGCCTGCTTGACCACCTTCAGGAGGTTGGCAGGCGCCTGGTCGAAGCACTTCAGGGCGTCGTCGAGGCCGGTGATGTATGTGCCGACGTTAGCCATCAGTCAACTGCGTGGAGGGTGAGATGGCACAGGGGTGAGATCCTGGAGACGGGGTCGATGCCGGTGATCTCGTATGTGCGTCCCTCCACAACGACCCGCCAGCGCGTAGTCAGCGACTTCACCTTGTAGATGGTCAGGGTGATTTCCTGCCCCTCCTCAAGGTTCGTGTTTGTCACGTTCTCGGCGACCTCCCGCTCAACCTTGGCAAAGACTTCGGAATGGTCCTGGAACGTATACTTCTTCGCTCCCTGCTTCCCATACGAGATGGCGCAGGAGCGGAGCAGCACCTTCGTGTCCAGCTCTCCGATATTGATTAGGTTCTCCATCAGTGGTCCCCCCAAGTACGGTAAGGCCGCAGGAGGTTGCGGGCCGTGGTGCGGTCACGCTCCTCCGGACGGTCGGTAGGATTGTTGAAAAGGCTTCCGGCCAGCAGCATGATAGCCGCCTGGACGTCTTCAGGGACTTCCTCCAGCCCAGCCTCATAGGTCACTGTCATCTTGGACCCCGTGACAGTCCCGGTGATGCTCAGACCACTCTCCGAGACGATGTAGTCCGTAGCCGGGACAAGCTCGCCGTCAACCTTGACCGAGGTGACCGAACGGACCGGCCACCTCAGGCCAATGTGATTGACGAACTTGGTGGAAAAGACGTACACGGAAGGCGCGATCACCGTGGAGATCTCATGCTCGGCCAGGAGGATCGCGGCGCGGAGCTTCGCGTGGAGCTCTGCGTCAAGATCGTGCGAGGTGATCCGCAGGTGCCTGCGGAAGTCAGCCAGGGACGGGCTGGTGATCTCAAGGATGTCGCGGGTTTCCATGATGCGTAGGTTTAAGCGTTGGTGGTCAGATCGACGACGGCGGCGAAGCTCTTAGGCTCGACGACGACGGCGTCATCCCAGCTGTTGAGGACGAAGCGGACGTCCGCCTGGGCGGCGAGGGTGTACGGGTCGACGACGATGTCCACACCGCCCCAGTGGCCGATGTAGAGGTCCTCGAAGTTACCGAAGATCATC